AAGTTCCGCCTCCCAATCACGCCCCTGCCTCGCGTATTCATGGGCCAGAGTTGTCGTATGATTGGCGAGGCGGATTTTCTGGGCATTGGCTTCTTTGGCTGGGTCGACATGCTCATGTCCGTCCCAGAACCATTGATGCTCGAACGACGAGTCGAGAGTGCGAAGCGAGTTAGGCAGATAGCCTTCGATGAGAATCGCTTCGCGCAGCCATGCGTACAGAATGCGATCCAGAATGGTGCGAGCTATTTGGGACTGCTCGACACGGATCGACTTGAAGTAGGTTTGATGATCGAGTCGCCCGGATGCGTAGTTGTAACCCGACGAATTACCGGCAGCGACATTGAACGGCATGTTCAAACAACGTGCGATTTCGTTAAGAATCTCACGCTTGAACTCGGCGTACGTGGTCGCCGGTTGCTCAGCGTGCATCTGAGCCATCTTCCAACCGCCTGGCATCGTTAGGAGCGCTCGCTTCTCCAGTTCGATCGGCTCGAACGGTTCGGCTGCATCGGCTTCGCCACCTGCCGGCGCATCGGTGTAGAGTATCCCAGCGAAGTCTGCCGCTGTCTCTGCAGCCGCCAATACAGCCAGCGTGAATCGTCGTAGTTGTGCAAATAGCGGCAGGGCTGGCGTTATGTCGGGAATACCTCGAATCTGCCCTGGCCGATCGCTTCGGAAATAGTGAAGGATCGAACTGGCATCGATGGTGTCATAGTTCTCGGTCAACGAGAAAGCGTCATCGCCCGGATGTCCTCGGAGAACATCGTAAGAGATTGGATTTCCATGCTCATCAAATCGAATGCCATCGAGGTAGCGATAACTGTCGAGTGCCAAGATGGGCGATGTGACTTGTTCGGCTTCGACGAGCTTCAAATCGAGTTGAACCGGAGAGTCGACTCTTGGGTTACTGGTCAGCAAGCCAAAAGATTCACCATCGGAAACGCGAGCGAGCCGCATCGTGCGTAGCTTTTCTGCCAAGCCAGCCGCATCAGCCCAAGCGAAGAACTCTTGCTCAACAAAGCGGTTTGCGAATGCATCCGCAGTCAGCATCTGCAATCGAGGTCCGGTACCAACACAGTCGTTGGCAAGAGTCAGCGAAATACCGCGGGCATAAGAGTTGTTCGCGACCTCGTAACGCGAACGGTTGCGTAGCGTGCGGCGTACTTCAGGGCTGTTGGCCGCGCTGGCCGAAAGTCCGTCTGCGGCTGCCCAGTGGCGAACGTTGTCGATCGTGGTGGTCGCAGCGTCGTAGCGCCCCAGCATTCTCACTAACGACCAGGGGTGTCGGGCCGAGCGTCCACGGACGAGCGACCGATCTTTACGATCGCCGTTCTTGCTCAGAATCCCTGACAACAATTTAAACATCCGTGAATCAATCCCTTCTGTTAAACCCGACACCCCTGCCTATAGAAACAAGCTCAATCAAGCGCGAACGGTTAGTCGGCACCTGGTGGCACGAGCTTGTTAAATCGAAGGCCACGCTTCGGCTTAGAGGCGGCCGCCTTGGACGCCAGATACTTGTCAGCAGCAATCTGCTCGGTGAGCTTGTGCTGCTCGACGCTTCCGGCATCTCCCGATGCCTTAGCGGGTGCTTTCGCACTCTCGCGAATCGTCTCTTGCAAGTTATCTGACATGCTATCGGCCTACCTAAGAATGAAGACGTGGACTTCTATCTGTAGGAATACCCGGTTCACATGTAGATTGACGGACGAACCAGAAGATTTTTTTTGATTCAATCTTGGAGAGCTATTTGCTCCGGCGTCGCTTTTGCATTTCAGTAAAGCTCATTCGTCCCTTACGGACTTCAGCTTTACCTTCGATGCCTGGAAGAATCACTCCTTGCATGGATGCCGCGACCGCAGAACCAACCAAACAGTCGAACCAGTGGTTGTCGGGCTGCTCCGGGCGCTGCTTCCACTCATCAACGCTCCGTCCGCGAGCCTCGGTTTTGATGAAGTACTCGGAAGTTAGGTGCTCGCCGAGCATGCGATGCGTTTCGGCGTTCGTACCAAAGAGCGAGAGGCAACCGCGATCACCCATCGAAACACGAAGCCGAGCGTTGATAAACGACTTCCACCAGTTGGTATCGTAGACCACGTGACGGATGGCTCGTTTGCCATGCACACTAGGTATACGCCAATTGAGACCTACGCGGTCACCTGGCCTGCGACGATACTCGCTAAACGGCAAGCTCGAAGCGCCGACGAACCGACCATGGCTGGGAATGATCACAGCGGCGTGCTTGGACTGTCGGCAGAACTGGTAGACCACATCAGTCGACTGGCCCCAGTTGGCATCGATCAAACAGCGACCGATCCGCATCGCTGCACCATCATCGCGTTGCCACTCGCGTTCGAGCAGTTTCGATGTCAGCGATTCGAGGCCGGCGTAGATCGATCCCTCTAGTCCGGTTCCAGTCGCTTCGGAGCTCAGCGTTTGCCGTGCCTCACGTAGTGTGAAGTACGGACGCTGCTGGTCAGGGTAGCAACCATAGTCAATCACATAACCGGTGAAATCATCCTCCCACGCAGCGACCACAAAGAAGAGTAGCTTCTGCTGGACGTCGATGAATGCAGTGAGATGATTCGCGCCGATCGAGACCAACCCGCGTTCCATGCGGTTGAATTTGCTGGCGACCTCTTCGGGTTTGAGCATCCCATCGACAACCGTCTCCGCCGGCAGAGGCTGGTTTTGATATTCGGCGAAGAACGCTGCTTCGTCTTGCAATTTGAGGTTCATTGCGTGTTGGATCGCGGAGAGTTCGTCGTAGTTGAACCGCTCTTGCCAAGCGATAACGGCACCCTCGTCCATCGCGGCTTGGTTCTGACGATAGAACTCGGTGGCAGCTTCACCACCATCACCGCCACGCATCCCTTCGGCGCGGATTTCGGCGTAACGTTCCCATAGCGTTTCGTTCTTGGGGAACGCATAAACCATTTTGGTGCGTTCGCCATTCCATTCCGGATGGCGATTGCGATCGAGGATATTGTCGGCCATATCACCCGGGCGAATTACGGTGCAGGGCATGATGCCCGAGATCTTCTTGCCCGGCCCGGCCAAGCCAAGCACCGCGCCGGCGAGTATGCTTTCGCGATTCGCACATTGCGAGAGCGAACGAGCACTTTCATCCGTTTGCGGGTCATCCAGTACCACGAGACTTGGACGCACTGTTCTACCGTCAGGACGCTTGAACTTCATACCTCGGATGCGGCCAGTTAGGCCGGCGACCTTGATGATCGCACCGCTAGCGCTGCTACCCTCGATCGTTGGCAAGACGACTTCTTTTGCTGTCCATCCAATCTGAGTGCGTTTCCCTTTATAGAGTTGGCCGTTCGCCCGATTCGAAATCCCATCGAGGGCTTGGATGGGAAAACAAACCTCTGGGAAGTCGGCTAAGAGCAACTCGTTGCTATCGAGTTCGGTTTTGATCGAATCGAGCATATCACATGCATGCCCTTCATCGCTGCCGATCAAACATACGAAGTTGCGATGCCCATAGAGCACTGCCCAAATACATGCGACTTCGGCAATCGAACTCTTACCGCTACCACGAGCCATCGCGAGTGCGAACAAGCCCCCATGGACAACGGCTTGCTCAATCTTATTGATGACCTTAATATGGTCCGGCGACCAAGCCAGATGAAACGTCAATGGAAAATAGGTTTCACAAAAGTATCGGAAGTCACGCGACGCGCGATCTTTGCGATCTGGGTTATCGACCTCTGATAGTTCACCAATGTCGCGACCGGCAAGTGCGAGCGCTGCATTTCGCGCACGCGCTCGTTCCTTCATCGCATCGTATGGATCGACACCGTTGGTCGTACGAGGCGTATGTCGTACGACATGCATCCAAGCGCAATAGCGAAGCAAGTCAACGGTCTTGTTGTCGCCGATGCGTGCGCCGGCGCGTTGACGATGCCGATAGAGTTGCCGTTCGCTGATCACCTCGCCTAGCGGCGTCGAGTTGAGTAGTCGGCATAGTTCGCTTGGTTTTAGTTTCCTTGGATCACTCGCCACGTCCCATCTCCTTTGCTTGCCATGCGCTGTAGTGCACGAGGTTGATCGTTCCATCAACGTTCACCGGCGCACCTTCTTGTACGTCCAGTCGAATCTCCTCTGGCTCGATGCGTTCTCGGAATGCGGCCGACAATAGCTTCGCTGCTTGCTCTAACGAAAGCCTCGTCGGATCGACCTGATTGTTTCCTTCACTCATCGCATTTCTCCATGGTTTGGCATCTTGAAACGTGGGGGCACCGATTGCGCACTGTCGCGTCTTAGCCGCATGTTCGCCTCGTTATGCGGAGCATGTTTGGACGCGACCGTCGCGTAATGTTGGGGCACCGGTGGCCTCCCAGGAAACATGCAGAATTACTGGAAAAACATGCGGGAATCGCCTGGATGTTCCTCGAAACGCATGGCTCATGTGTGTCATCGCGACGCAGAAAACGCGACGCAAAACACACCTCGAACCACAAAGGAACAGAACGATGAACGCAAACGAAATCGCCTTCGGAATCGAATTCGAAACCACCCTCCCCGGTACCGACAACACACCGATCGGACCCTACCACAGCGGATACCAAGTACCTTGGCTGCCAACCGGATGGAAAGCAGAACGCGACGGGAGCATCCGCCCCGAAAACAACGCACGCAAAGGATGCGAGTTTGTAAGCCCAATACTCAAAGGGGTTGATGGCGTACGACAGATCGAAAACGCGATCGACCAAATCAACGCACGAGGTGGCCAAGTAAATTCGAGCTGCGGCCTTCACATAACGGTTAGCTGGAATGGAGACGCGGCCGCTTTGGCAAGATTGATTTCCTTGGTCGGCAACCACGAACGAGCGATTTACGCTTCGACCGGAACCCGCAAACGCGAACAAATGATGTACGCCAAGCGAATCAAACAATACGGAAACAAAGACAACGCCAAGAGCCGATGCGAATCGGATCGCTACCACCTGCTGAACCTGACCCACCTGACCCGCGGCAAGAACCGAATCGAGTTCCGAGCCTTCGGCGGAACGCTCAACAAGACCAAGGTGGTCGGATACCTGATGATGGTTTTGGGTTTGGTTGAACTCGCCCTCAATACCAAACGCTGCAGCGAATGGGACTACATCAAAAAGGAAGGCACCAAGAGTTGCTGGGATCGCCCTGGTGCCGGCCTTGGCGAGACGGAACTCAACCGATTGTTCTACCGACTCGGATGGACCAAGGGTTGGTACAAGGGTGCCCTTCGCGACAAGGTCTACGGAGAGATCGCCAGCGAAACCAAACCGGAATGGAAAACGATCAAAACCAAGCTCCTCGACCTCGCCCGCAAATACGACCGCGCGGCATAGCCCACAACCAAACGAAACGCCGAACACGGAGGTTCGGCTTTCACACGTTTGGCGACGTGGGGCCAATTTTACGTCACCGTGGGGTCGAATCGTGTATGTCACTAATAGTGGCCAAACCCGAACCGCAACACAACGCGGCGCGTTTTGTGCGAACTGACGCGATCCTAAAAAACATTCAGATTCCTTTTGGAATCCTCGAAGGCTCGGCTTGAGGTTATTCGAACCGCATGGCTCATGTGTGTCATCACGTAAACGATTCCATTCCCTTTCCGAAACGGAGAAAAAACCATGAGCGAAACAACCAACAACGTCGAGCAAGCGATTCAAGCACAACTGCGACGCCTCGAATGGATGATCCCCGACGCGCAACGGCGCTTGGCCGGTGTCGCACAAGAGATGTTGCGACGGGCCCAAAACGCGGTTCACGACACAGAGGCCATGCTGGCCAACCAACCCTGCAGCATGTCCTGGGTTGAGTTCGCTGAATGCGATCTCCGCAACGCGCGTGAAGCTAAAGCAGATCTCACCAAACTCTACGAGCAGCAGGCAATGCTCAAGTTCTTTTTGAAGAACGACTAGCGAGAGAGATGGAATGGCCGGCGGCCCAAAGGAGCCGCCGGCAAATTCTTTTTGAAATGTTTGCAAGCTCGGCTTGATGCGTTTTGAGCCGCATGGCTCATGTGTGTTATCGCATAAACGATTCGAACCCTTTTCCGAAACGGAGACAAGACCATGGCCAAGAACAGTAACGAACACAAAGCAACCGACGCAGCCCTTCGCGTGATTTTCAAAGCGATGGAAGCACACCAAGCACAAGAGATTCGAGAAGCGTACTACAACGCGGTCGAGGGATTGCGAACCTTGGCAGACGCCCTTGAGATTGCCGACGCCAACCAACAAGAGTCCGCAGGCCCTTTGCTCGTCGAACACCTTTACGCCATCGAAGCCATCGACGCAATGAAGCGAAGTCGGCTCGGCGCGATCCTCTAAACCACCGCACAACGGAATGCCACGGACGCCGCGAACGGATGCGCGGCGTATTCTCATTCGGTCGCGACAGTCGCCCACCGTCGCGTCCTTTGTCTCGGATGCGACTGACGACCCCACATGGAAACAAGTGCAACACACGCCAACGTGGGGCAATGTGTGGCATGCAAACAAACATGAAAAAACATGTGGAAAAGCTGCTGAAATCGGCTTGCTGCAGTTCGAACCGCATGGCTCATGTGTGTTATCGGAAAACGATTTTTCATTCACAACAACGGAGACAAGAACATGAATCTCGACACCCTGATCGAAATCCTCAACGACTACCGCGATGAACATGGCGGCGATGCCGAGGTCCGGTTGATGACCCAACAGAACTGGCCATTTGAGAACCGCATTTGTGGCGTTACCTCGGGCCAAGAGATGAACGACACAAACGACGACGACGAAGCCGACGACGATCAAGACGTTGCCGACGAAAACATCGTTTACATCGTCGAGGGTGGTCAGATTTGTTACGGCAGCAAACGAGCATGGGACACATGCCGAAATAGCTGATTGCAACACAGCGATGCGCCTGGGGAAAGATTCTGAAAAACCTTCAGAATCTTTTCCCCTTCGGCTTGATGCGGTTTGAACCGCATGGCTCATGTGTGTCATCGCAAATGCAATTTCAGTCCAAACCAGCTTAGGAGAAACAAGATGCCAACCATGACAAACCGACCACGCCTGACCTCGGCCCAGTTCCTCAGCGCACACCGACGAGCGCTCCAGTCCGTCAGCGACCTGTACGCAGCGATCGAGGAGATGCCGATCCTTGCCGCTGCCGACCCAACAACCCTGAGACATTTCTTTGACGAGCTGGCCGATGTGCAAGCCACGGCTGCGAAGCTCGCCCAACATTTCCGAACACAGGTATGCACCAAAGAAAAGATTCCGAAATCCTTCTGAATCCGGCTTGATGCGTTTTGAACCGCATGGCTCATGTGTGTTAACGCGAAAACGATTCACCAACCCAACAACGGAGACGAAATGACCGAACACGACCTCGACCTCACAATCACCAAGATCAGCAACCGCAACCGCACCGCTGGCGGATCTTGGGTACAAGGCAAGATCAACGATGAATACCGCTTCGACGCCTTGGTCTTCGCCGACCACGCCGACCAAGAATCCTTCGAACTGAATCAAAGCAAAATTTCGAAGCTTTGGATTCAGCGACTTTCCGACCGGAAAGTAATGTTCAACTTCGACCGTGGTTTGGATGTGCCGGCGGTCAACACGGAAGTCCAAGTGGTGGTCGACTTCCTTTGCGAGGGATTGTCGGACTTGGTCTTTGGTCAATAAGCCGAAACGCAGCACGGACGCGCGTAGTCGATCGGTGGTTCGATCGGCCTGACGATGGCAGCCAACCACGAACACAGAATTGGAGAGACGAAGATGAAGAAGGCAGAAGTAAAGATTGGTGGCAAGTACTACGCGAACGTTTCGGGCAACCGATGCGAGATTCAAATCGATGCCGAGAAGCCTCGCGGTGGCTGGGATGCAACCAACCTCGCAACCGGCAAGAAGATACTCATTAAGAGCGCTCAACGCCTTCTGGGAGAAGTGGGTGCGAAGCGGGGACGCGCGAAGGTCACCACTGAAGGCAACGTAACGGTGGTTGAGAACGAACCGGCAACCGTCGAAACGATCGGGGGCGAAACGTCCACAGCGGTTGCGGTTCTCAAGAAGCCACGCAAAGCCAAGACCGAAACTACCGAGACCGGCGACGCCGGCGAGAAGCGATTGAGCTGCGTCGCTGCGGCCTTGAAAGTTCTTGGCGAATCGAGCGAACCGATGAACGCACAAGAGTTGATCACGGCGATGGAATCGAAGGGCTATTGGACAAGCCCTGGAGGCAAGACTCCACACGCGACGCTGTACAGCGCGATCCTTCGCGACTTGGCCAAGGGCGACGACAGCAAGTTCGTAAAGACCGAACGCGGACGATTCACGGCTCGAGGCTAGGAGACCAAGCCGGTGAAATACTTTTACGATTTGCGAACGGTGGATGACCTGGCCGACGGCGAGATTGCAACTCCAGAGCCAGGCATCACCTACGACCTGCGAACGATCAACAATCGCAGACTCGACGTCGGCAGCGTTGTTGACGTGATCCGACAAGGCCCAGTTCTGTTCGCGCGAACGACCAACGGAGACTCGATCGCAGTCTCCGGCCACGGCGCTGCCATCCTGGTACCGCACGATTTGTAGACAAGCCCGAAGCACGGAACGCTTCCCACCAATCGCCCCACGTTTACACCGTGTGGGCGTTTTCTCGTTGATGCGAACATAAGCCCAACATGCAACACAACGCGACACGTCGCGAAACTGCCGTTCGCCGGCGCAGCCACATGTTTGGAAGAATTTCGCAAAACATGCTCGCATGTTGGCTTGATGTTTTTGCGATTCGCTGGCTGACTGTTGAGGATCGTCTTTCGTTTCTCCAACAACCAGGAACCAACCATGGCCCAACCAGCCCTTGAGCCGGCAGCTCCCTACGAGAACCTTCACCTCGTTGCACGCGATTACCTCGATCGATTGCGTCATTCGCTCGACGCCTTGCAACAACCAGATGACCCAAAGCTGCGATGGCGGAACGTTCACACGATGGCGCAGGTCAACGCACGCCTGGCTCAAGCCGGCGAGCTGCTCGACAAACTCAACGCAACCACCAAATGAAACAAGGAACCAATGACTATGCAGACACGATTGAAGAAAGGCGATCGCATCCGTTTGGTATCGATGCCGCAAGATCCAGACCCGATCCCCGTTGGATCGCTCGGGACTGTTGTCGCCGTTCATGACCACCGCGATTGGGCGCAGGTCGATGTCGACTGGGACAACGGCCGCTCGCTCATGCTGACGATGCCCGACGATTGTGTCGCCATCGTCGAACCCAACCACCACGAACCATCGAAGTAAGGAAACCAACCTATGTCCACAAGAGCAACGATTGCCTGCAAGCAGGAAGATGGTCGCTACGCGGCTATCTATCTTCACTTCGATGGCTACCAAGACCATGCCGGCAGAGTCCTCAAAGAACATTACACATCGATCGAGTCGGCGCGAACGCTGGTCGCAGGCGGCGATATTCGGTCGCTCGCCAACGACGGAACGCCCGAACGATTCACCGACGGCAACCGAGCGGTTGTCATGCCCACTCGCGCAGCCTTGCATGAATTCGCCAGGAACTGCGGAGCGGAGTACATCTATGTCTTTGAAGACGAGGCTTGGCATAGTCATAAGTTTTGATCGCGACCTCCTATCGCATGTTATGTTCACGAGGCTGCATTGGGATCGGAGATTCGCCGGTCCGTTCCAGGATGGCCTTGTTACCAGAGAACCTTTGGTACCTATCAACGATGACGTCACAGTAAAGCGTGTCGAGTTCCATCAAGAACGAATTGCGACCACATTGCTCGGCACCGATCATCGTCGAGCCACTACCACCAAAGAGATCAAGCACGTTCTCGCCTTGCACTGACGAGTACTGCATCGCGCGAACGGCAAGCTCCGCTGGCTTCTGAGTCAAATGTGACATTGACTGCGGATTGATCTTCTTCACCTGCCATAGGTCCGTCGCATTCTTGGGACCGTAGTACTTATGCCCAGCCCCTTCCTTCCATCCATAGAACGCCCATTCGTGAGCGCCCATAAAGTCCTTGCGTGTTAGGACCGGATGCTGTTTGTCCCAAATGATGGACTGCGAGAAGTAGAGACCATGCTTCTTCAGCACGGGCGGATAGTTGCCGCAATTGGCGTAGCCGCCCCAGATGTAGAAGCAACGACCAGGTAGCAATACTCGGGCAATGTTTCCGAACCAATCTTCGAGCAGCTGATCAAAAGCCTCATCGCTAACAAAGTCGTTTGCTAACGGACGGTCTTTAGCACGAAGCTTTTTGTGCGTCGCCGCATGCTTCGGTTTGCCAGTCTCATGATCGACACCGAATGAAGCAGCGTTACCCTGGCCACCTTTGAGCCTCGAAGATGCTCCATCGTTCGTGAACGACGAGAGGCCGGCAGCGATTGCGTTGTTCGATCGCGGTTCAACCTTCACATTGTAAGGCGGATCTGTATTGCAAAGGTGAATCGCAGCGCCGGCCAGCAAACGATCCAAGTCTGCCGGCGATGAGGAGTTGCCACAGAGCAACCGATGGTTACCGAGGATCCAAAGATCGCCAGGTTGAGTGACCGCTTCGTCTGGCGGCTCGGGGATGTCATCCGGATCAGTCAAGCCTTCGTTGACGCCGGTATCCATCAGCTTGGCAAGTTCCTCAGCGTTGAATCCAAGCAACCCGAGATCGTAGTTCGCTTCCTGCAAAGCCGACAATTCGATCGGCAATAGATCGTAATTCCAATCAGATAGCTCTGCAGTCTTGTTATCAGCGATTCTGTAAGCCTGCACGGCTTCCGGCTTCAAATCGCGTGCTACGTGGACTGGAACGACAGATAGCCCAAGCTTCTTTGCTGCCTTCCATCGCGTGTGCCCGACAATAATCACGCCATCGGCATCAACAACAATTGGTTGACGAAATCCCCACTCCTGAATACTTTTGGCAACAGCATCAACTGTCCCATCATTGATACGCGGGTTATTTTCGTATGGTCTAATCTGATCAATGGGTGTTAGCTTAATTTCCATAGCAAGTTACTTCCTTCTTCGAGAAACGGGAGGGGGAAACGGAATGTGTGACCAAGTCTTTCCAACGATCGCGTCATAGGCGGTCATCTTGTGGACTCCAATGGCTTTTGCTGCGTCAACAATGCTTGAACCAAACTCGACAAGACATCTCAAGCGCACGACGGTATCAGTCGTTAAACTGGCTAAGTGGTGCTCAGCGCCTCGGTGTGCTCCTTGCACGACGCCGAGCCGAATGTTGTCCGCTGCGTTTTCTTTTTGCGTCGCCCAGCGAAGATTGCTTACGTGATTGTTTTGCTTGTTTCCGTCGTAATGAGCGACCTGGGCATTGGGAAATGGCGGAGGGCCAAGGAAAGCAAGGGCAACCAGCCGATGAGCCTTAACAGTCCAGTACTTGCGACACTTGCTCAGCGAGTATCTGGGATATCCATGCACGTCCAAACGACACTTCATCACATAGCCGGCTGGGGCCATCTTTGAAGCGTTCTTTCGCCGCAATCGTCCTATCGATGAGATTTCGTAGAGTTCTTCGTAGCCGGGGACTGGCAGCCAAGATTCGACTTCGGTTTCGCTATTCGACATGAACTTTGTCCTCGATCTTTTCTAGTTCGGCCATCCGCTGAGATTTACCCACTAGGTTGCCGCACCAGTCGAATCGGCTGATGCTACCGAAAAGCTGATCGCAGTCGATTTGCGAGCCCAACTGATCAATCATGAAAGCAATCGCCGTTTCTGTTGGTCTTACATGGGTTGTTCGGTCGCGTTTGGATTCCGAGATTCGATGGATGAATCCTGATTGTTCAAGCCGTCGCACTGCCCTCGTGTAAGCCATCTTCTGAGCGGAGGTTATGCTTCCACGTTTCCACGAAGACGGCGTAAATGGAACACCGACTTCGCGAATCGCGCGCACGAATCGTTCGTCGCTCCGTTGCAGGCGGTCGCTAAGTTCGATGAATGTTTCGATGTCCGCCATCACATTACAAAGCAGCTCGAATTCGAATGTTTTTAATTGGTGATTCATGGATTTAGGACAATGCGTTACAGAAACAAACTCTGAGTCCATTTGCGGCTGTTCCCGCGGCCCAAGAACGCGTTGGTTTTTGGGGGAGGACCCATCGTTTGGGGCTTGCGAGTGCCATAGTGGCAGACGCGTTGTGTGACCACCGTTGGCCCACTGTTGCGATGAGTGCGATGGTCGATGCGATGGGCGGCTTGCTACAGATCTCGCGTCAGTGCGCAACGTCGTGCGACACTCGAACGCATGCTGGAGTTGCGAAATTTCGACGCGAAGGCCAGGGTCGATGGCTGGGCTGCATAGGGCAGTTCGAAGCGTCTCGTTCGGTGACCGAACAGGACTCGAACACTTGGTCACCAAGAGGCTTCGATTGCATCGAGTGCGCCGGGTTGCGCTGGGTACTTTGGTTGTTTTCCATGCGCGTGCGCGCATGGAAGATAATGAAACAACCCTGCGCAACCCGGCGCACTTGCGAAAATCCCAATGTTTTTGAAGGTTTTTGAACATGGCTCGATTACTCAATTTCATCCATTTCTGCGACTGAAATGCCCTCGAATACACGCTTGTTTCGAAGGCGTCCGAAGGTGCGTTTTGCGCACACAAACCGCGCTTGCATCGCGGTCGAAAAACGGGTCTGAGACTGCTCGCCACCCCACTGCCTGTAGGCGTGATAGAGGTCACTGGAAACGACCACTAGCTCGGGCGAGACGTTGCAACAGTCGTCGATGAAGCGCCCGATCTCGTCCGATTTGCCGCGATAGGTTTGCGTCTCGCTGACGACCGATTGCGGCTCGATGAAGCCGTTGGCTCGCCAGTCTTTGAAGCCATCCAGGAGCCAATTCAGGATCCCAGGGCCTTCCTCGCCTACGAGCAGTTTGTGGTAGTCAGGGATGGGCTCGGTAACCTTCCGGAGGTCAACCCGGAATGGAATCAGCTTGATGCGACGCCAGATGCCTTCGTCGGTACCATTGATCTGAGGCAGATGGTTCGTACTTAGCCAAAACTTGTGCGTCCGCCGAAAGCTCCAGTAATCCTCACGCATCCGCCGAGCGGTGATTTGCTCATCGCCAGTTAGTTCCTTGACGCGGGCTTCACGCAACTTCGAACCTTCGTCGGGCTCGCTGATGGCCACCAAACGCCGCTGATAAAGCGACGCAATGACTGTGTCGTGTTCATTCGTCGTGCCCAGAAGGAGTTTGCTGGGAGCCAGCATGGCGTAATCGCCAAGCAACTCGACGATTGCATTCCACAGGGTTGATTTCCCGTTGGCACCCGAGCCATAGCAGATCGGTAGAATGTGCTCACCGACATCGCCAGAGCACGAATAACCCAGCAAAGCCTGAATGTATCGTTTGGCCTCATCGTCGCTACCGAAAATCAAATCGATAAACGCTCGCCACTTGGGACATTGAGCTTTGGGATCGTACGCAACGTTTGCAATCTGCGTGATCGAGTCCGTCTGGCGATGATCGCGAAACTCCCACGTCGATAAATCAAGAGTTCCGTTTTGCAGATTCAGAAAGTAAGTGTTCTGATTCAACAGCTCGTGATCAATAGTGGTCCTCGCATCACACCGAGCGAGAGATACGACGTTTTCGATCGTGGTCTTGCGATTGGCCCAGCGACAAAAGTCGGCCCATTCCTTCTGTTGCTTCTCTGTTTGAATAGCCAGCAGTCGGTCCCAGTAGTTGCGGACTAGCCTCCGCGCCAATCGAGTCGTTCGACTTTGATCGATGTCGACCTTCCATCGCTTTCCGTCCCAGGCGAGCCATTTCTTCCACGATGGCACATAACGCAGTTTGGCTTGGTTGCCGTCGATGAATTCCACAGCCATCGCGTTCTCGGTCTGGTCGCTTTTGAAATCCCAGTCGATGGCGGCCTTGGGAAAACCAAGGTTTGCTGGAGGCTGGCTTCCTTGCTTGGGAGCGGCAGGACGTTTTTTCTTCGGCTCGTACTGTTTCGTGACCTTGCTCAGGGCTTTGACGATCGTTCGTTGTCCATAGCTTTCATTGCCATGCTTCTGATCCCACTTGTCTCGCATCAATTGTGAGCGTCGAAAGATGCGATCAATCTGAGCCGCATCCTTCGTGAAGTAGGCAAGGGTGAAAACGATGGATGAATCCGCCTCGCTAGCTGAATTGAAATACGAGTTCCAGTCGCCATTCCAGAGAGCTTGAAACTTCATGCCAGTGGAGCGCCGTTTACCTGCAAGCTCGATGATCTCGTCGTCACTCAGCGAAACCGAGCCGCTATCGCTTGGCCGCGGCCCTCGATTGGCGGATGGAGTCGCGCTCGTGCCTGGTTCGTCATTTCCAAACACATGCGAATAAACAGCTTCGAGCGACTCTTGGCGAATGTTGACTTCACTTGGGATACTTGCGAGGCGATTCCCAGTAACCGTGAAGAAGCGATCGCGATCATAGATCTCGACTTCACCATCTTCATATGCCTTACGACAACGAGAGCCGGGCTTGTTGGCTTTGATGAATACCTTCAAACCCCAACCCGAAGGACTGATCTCCGTGTAGCTATCGAGGCGATCAACGATCCGCTGAGCCCATGGCTTTAACTGGCCAGTTACTTCATCGACGGAGTCATCGAGATCCACACCGCAGTACGGATCGTCAGCGGTGAAGACAAACCCGATGCCAGCTAACGCACTATTGCGCCGGCACGCGTCGATCGCTTCAGCGAACGTTCCCCAGGTCGAGGCGTCAGTCGATGAAGCCAGCGACCCGTTGTGCGGATTGATGGGAGCCTTGGTCGGCTTGCCTCCACGCTCGACGTACTTCCAGGCAACCCACTGATTGCGATCGCGAATGCAACTCGGGCAGTTTCGCTCGATGGCTTCAAGTGGTGGTTGAGGTACAGAGCTCAAAGCAGCACCTCCCAATATTCAAGATTCGCAGTCGCCCAGCGATCTAGGAACGTTCGCCGCTGGCTAACATTGTTTTTCTTCACAGCGTTGCCGAGTCCCCATCGATCGCCGACCAAGATGCAGTACTTGGAAGCGCGAGTGACCGCGGTATACAGCCAGTTACGATCGGCGAAGAAATGGGACTTGTGACAGAGAACAACGACGCAAGGAAACTCACTCCCTTGGGCCTTGTGAGCAGTCAACGCGTAGGCAAGCTGAAGATTTAGAATCTGATCATCTTGGATTCGCCGGCGACCGTCCCCATCGAAATCAACAATGTACTTTGTTCCATCCGCTATCTCGATCCCTGATACGATACCGATCGTGCCATTCATAATTCCCAAGTCATAATCGTTGGAGGTCTGAATGACCTTGTCGCCCACTGCAAACTTGCGATCAGCCTCGCCATGCAGCAGATACTGCATCATCTCGTTGATCGCTTTGGTACCGAGTTTTCCCAGATGCGTCGGAGTGATGATCTGTACGTCATTCACTGGATCGAGACCAAGCCGATTAGGAATGCGGTTCAGAACCAAGTCACGCAGGTAGACCTGAATTTGCATCGGCTCTTTGAGTGAATCGATGACGCTCCAAGCTGGATCGCCAACAGCCGTTGGCACAACTCGTTGCGAGAGTATCGCCATGCTGTTGACCTTCAGAACGCCGGCCTGGCGTACGACTTCATCCAGAATGAAAGTCGGCACGAGCTTATGTTTGATGCAGTCACGAAGGACGTTACCAGCGCCGACAGGAGGCAACTGATTGTGATCTCCAACGAGAATCAATCGCGTTTTGTCGAGATCGATGCGACGTAGTAGCTCTGCCATCAGTGGCACGTCTACCATAGAGAACTCATCAATAATGATGACATCGAATCCATCACCCGACGGAATACCGGGTGTGCCTTCGTCATCTGGGGGCGAGAGACTTTGCCTTCGGAACTCCCGTCCGTTGTATGCAAGTAGACGGTGGATCGTCTTAGCTTCGAGATCGAGTCCGAGAGCCTTCAGCGACTCTTCGATCCGCTTGGCAGCCTTACCAGTTGGAGAGCAAAGTGCGATTCGGAGATTGGCTTCCTTAAAAGTCTTCGCCAATCGGGCCAACGTATGCGTCTTGCCGGTACCGGCTCCGCCGGAGATCACAACGATTGCGTGTCGCATCGCAGCTTCGTAAGCGGCAAATTGAGCCCGCTTAAGCCCGGTGCCGTATGCTGGTTCAATTCCGATCGGATCAACGACTTGTCCGTACAATTCAAAGCACTGATAGATCAGTCGCTCCGCTTCAACATATCGAGCAAGAGCAACAGCATCGCCATCGACAACGAGTTCCTCTTGCTCGACCGCTCGCTGAAAGGCAGCCTCGATAATCGAGCCACTGTCGAGTGAATCGAGCAACAGTAGATCGATCGCCTTGCGAATCAGCTCATCGTGCGCGATCCATGTATGACCATCGGACGCCTCTTCACGAACCAGATAACACAGGGCGGCTTCGAGTCGGCCCGGGTGCTCTTTGGGAATGCCCATCGAACGCGCGATCTTGTCTACCCGCTTGAAGCCGTAGCCTTTGATGTAGCGGATGATGAGATAGGGATTCGCTCTGAGAACGCCAACCACCGAGGAGCCGAATTCCTCGAGTAATGTCTCCATCTGGTTATGAGAAAGACCGAAGCTGGCCAAGTACGTTCTGACTTCGTTTTCATCACTGTTGGCAATCCACGCTTCACGCAGTGAATTCAGTGTCCGTTTGGGAATCCTCAAAGCGCGATGCAGTTCCTCGATGTCCTGGCGGATCACGCGATCGAGATGCTCTGCGCTGGCAACGTACGAGACGATCTTCCGCGCCGTGGTTTCGCCGATGCCAGTAAACGCTGGATGCTTCGCAAGGTATTGCACCAAGCCTTCAGGCGTTTCCGGCAGATCGTAGCTAACGCTCTTGGCGTCGAATTGCGGTCCATACTTGGGATCGCTTTTCCAGTGTCCTGTGAGCGTGACCAGTTCGCCTTCGCTCACGCAGAATGGCCCGCGAAACCGCACACGATCGCCGTCGTCGCGAACAAGTGCGCCGGCGGAGAACTTGGCGCTGGTGAAGAAGACTCGATCGACCGTACCACTGATACGATTACTCATGGTGTAGATCTCCTGCGTTGGAGATCACACGAATGAACGATCGTAGATAGGCATCGGTGAATCGAACGGCCCCTGGCCGCGATCCGCACCAATAGACAGGCACCCGATACTTGACGCCAATGTATGTGGACGCACCAAGCAATGATTGTGGAGCGACTGCCCGAAGTGCTTCAGCATGTTGGCCGCAAAGCACAGCAGTTAGATCAGCTTCGACCACGATACATGCCGCTTCCATCGCTGAAAGCCTTTGAAGCTCGCGAGCGAAACGATCAAAATCGTGAATGACAGTGCCGACGAAATCTCGCAGGCTCTTGCGTTCAACAGCCACTCGCTGTTCGAAGCCAACCACCGAGTAATCACCGGCGTCAAGTTTGGCTTTCACTACCTCACACGCGAACGTGTAGGGTTGTTGCTCGCGCGAGTCGATAACGATTCGGAAATCCATGTTTTCCTGACAATCCAATCCGAGTGATGAAATAGAAAGAGCCGAGGCAGGCACGGGGAGTCTGGATAAGGAAGTGCGATGTGGCCCCGGCAAAGAACCACATCGCAAGGAACTACTTCCAAGTCACGCCATCCCGCCTCGGCCGCACCCGTTCACAGGGAACGAATAACGCCGGCCAAGCGACCAGCGGCCTAGAACGGAAGATCCTCGTCCGCCAATCCAGCACTCGGCGCGGAGGCGATATTCAGCCGACGGTTGAAATACACGTTCGTGTAGTCGCCTCGCGTACGCTTGGTGACTTCGAGCGTCTTGTCCAACAACTCGTCGAGCCGACCCGCTAGTTCACTGAACTTTGCCAGCTCCAGGCCAAGCGTCTTGAGATCGCCCTTGACGTAAGGCAGGGATGCCTGGGTGATGACCGAGTTCTTGAAGATGTGCCGACCAGCCTGCGAACCCGAGATGACCACCAGATCGAACTTGATCATCGGGTCACCCTTCTGACTCGATTCAAGCTTCGCAGTCTGGATCTTCACTTGGTACTTGCCGTCGGGGACCTCGTCGTAGCTCGGCGCGTCTGCCGTCTCGAACTCGTCATCAAACGAGGTGAGATCGACTTGCGAATCGGTAGGTTCGAATGATTCGTAATCACTCATGACTATTTAGCCTTTCCTGAAAGGGTGCTTGCCGGCGTGGAGCTCTTCGCTGCGCTGCTGGTGCCGGTTTCCGAGCTGCGAGCGGGAGAATTGAAAGCTTTGACGAAATGCTCGTAGTCGAGAGGGAGCAGTTCAGGCAAACGACCAGTGCGATCGCCGGCCTCGTAGGTTGGATGCGGCTTGGTGCGCACAACGCGTTCGATGGTGACATTGCCCGCTGCATCCTTCTTGGCGATCGAGTCGCCGAACAGAATGATGTCCACGAGGCCCAAGACAACATTGCGAGCGCGATCGGGCAGGCTCGGAGTTGTTTTGGTGTATTCACCCGTTCGCGTTTCGATGGTCTTGTCGATCGCGTGAGAGATCATGATCAAGCCGTATGGCAGGCTGGCCAATCGAGTCAGCACGCGATGCCATTCGTTCTTCACTAGAGCCCAGCCTTTGCCATGGCCCATGTCGCCTTCGTACTCGATGCCATGCTTGGCACAGATATAGTCCGAGCACATCTTGAAAGCGTTGTCGACGGTGTCGATCACAATTGTTTTGAAGTTGTGATCCCCCTTGGCGACAAGCTTGCAAGCCTCGAGAAATGCCTCCCACGAATAGGTCGGCACTTTGAAAACCTCCAAGTGATTGAGCCCAGGTTCACACTCGAAAAAGAGCGAACCAGGAGCCTTACTCGCGAAGGAACTCTTCCCAAGCTTGGGGCTGCCATAGAGCAGGATGGTTTGTTTACCGAGTTCGGTCACGGGTTTGGATGCTTCAGTTGGTAATACAATTGACATTAGAGGTTATTCCTTTCAAAAAACGGGTGCGTCAGAATCGATTGAATTGAGTTCCTCGTGCGGTGGAGTGATCTCGTAGAGGTTGTCCACAACATTTGGATTGAAGCCTGATTGGCAGTACGGCAGATACTCACACGGTCGCTGATAGGAGAAGCAGCTCGATGTGTTGAGTAGCCATTTGCCACGACGTCGCGCGTCGAGATATTGCTGGGTGATCTCCCAGACTTCGTCTTGCAGCATCGCAAGCCGATCTTCGGAGAGATAAATGAACTCGCGATGGAACGCCTCTGGCTTCGCATACCAAGCTGCCAGCCGGCCTTGAAACTCTTGGTTGGTTTCAGGCAACTGACGTTTGGCCGTTGACTTGCCACTCTTGTTTTTGGCGGCGAGTTCTGCGTGCCGAGCTTCGTACTCTTCCTGCGTTTCGCCTTTGCTTTGCTTGAGGCGGCTCTTGAGCAGCACGTTGTAAATCACGCCAACGATCGGATAGCCAAGTTCACGCAGGTAGTAGCAGTACAGTGCGATCTGCGTGTCTGTCCACAGCTTGTCGAGATAGTTCGAGTCGATCGAGGCGGCTGTCTTATGCTCAAGCAGATACATGCCATCGGATCGCTGTACGATCGCATCGGCCTTGCCCGCCATCACAAACGTTTGGCTGCAGCGACCCGTGTCTGGATTGCGAATGTTTCCTGTAAATGATTTCTCAATCTCGATGATCGTGAAGTCCTCGGTGGCATACCGCGAGGCGTAACCAGTCATGATGGCACGAGCCAGGTGCCAGTTGGCTTGCTGGTTCTCATCTGTCGCTCGTTCTGGGAAGCTTCGATCAATGAAATCCAAGACAATCCACAGTCGGTTGGAATCGTCCACCGAGCGATACCAGATTTCGATAGCACTGTGGATCACGCTTCCGAACGAAAGCGATTCAACCTTCATCCGTGGACGCAGGTTATCGACGTAACGATGTTTGTATTTGCGAGGACAATTGCGGAACGTGTTGAGTGCCGAGTAGGTCAGCACGTTCTTGTCGCTCGTTTCAGAGGTTAGGGTTGCTTGTGACATAAGACTTTCGAACTTTAATTGGGTGCGTTTTCTTTGTTTTCTTGAGGCTTACGAGAAGTTCATCTCGTAGGTGTCTTGTTCTTCGATCAGAATGCCGTTGAGTCGCTTAGCGCCTCGTTCTCGAGCCAACTGCGCTTCACTCACTTTCAGCGACGCGTTGATCTGCGAGCACTTCTTGCAAATGCGGTTAGCTGCACTCTTAGAACGAAACGTTTCGTTGCACTTCAGGCACTTCCGATCACCGGGTTCATGGGGTAAAGGTCTTGTTGACATCGCCTTTGGATCTTTCAGCGAGGAGGTCGAAGAGGGGGATGACAGATTGCGAATCAAACCGTGTCGACTGACTCGACTTCGAAGTTGCCTTCGTTGTCGCTGGTCACCAGATAGTGCTGGTGCGAGATGTTGGCGACGAAGCGGCTTTCACGAGGAAGTGCCTGACGGATCGTTTGGCAGGATTCGTTGAATTCGTTGGAAGCTGCTTCGAAGCGCTCGACCGCTCGTATGTATCGCTGCAAAGCGAGCGAAATTGTGACTCGCTGATCGATATTCATGTTGGGTGCACTCATTGACTGGAATTCCTTTTGGTTGATGACTCGTGTTGATTGAAAAGTTGCTTTCTCTATCTGTTGGAATACCCGGTACCCGGGTGAATTGACGGTTACGATTCCAGATATCTGTCGAATCCTGCTTCCTCGAAGAGCTTGCGGATCTGCAACATCCAGTCATTTAGCGTGGTGCGTGGGATGCCAAGGTCGCGAGAAATCTCGGTGATCGAGTGGTTTTGACGGCGACGGAGAATGTCTTGGAATTTTTCTGGTAGCTTCGACATGAACGTGGCTAGGTCCATGCGCAGGTCGTTGAGCTCCTCTTCACCAAGGCGACGTGCACGACCTAGCCGTCGATCTTGATCCTTGTCGTGTAGCGTCTGAGACATTTCGACTTGGCCACCGTCATCACCACGGACGTTCTTGCTCAGACTGACGCGGCCGGCAGTCGTACGCTTAACAACGGAGCGATCGCGAACGACGTTGGCCAAATGGCGTTGCACCACAGTGCAGACGTACGGATAGAGATGGCCAACCGATGGATCGTAGAGGCGAAGACTCTTGGTCGCCCGAACGTAAACCTCTTGGACCAGATCGTTTCGATCTTGCTGTGTAAAGTCGGACTTGGCGATTAGCTTTCCAACCTGCCGATGGATGACACTGCGAACGAAGTTGTCGTCACCAAGGTTGATGGATTGGTTGTCTGACATGAACGGACCTCCTGATTAAGGCCCCACAGGCAACAGGTCCGAAAGTTAAAGCCTGTGAGGCCCGCTCGCTTGTTCGCGAGCTGTTTTCTGATGTGAATCAGACCTGTCGTCCGCTACTGGCGAAAATTCCCAAAACGGGCTGGGAAAGAAGAAAATTCCCAAACGAGATCGCACGAAACCCAGGAAAACACTGGGTAAACGCAATCAGAAATTTGCTAAAATCCCGAGAGTGGGGTGGGAAAATTCCCATTTCTTCAATCCAGAAAGAGACCAGCGCCTAGAATCTGCGTGAAACAGGCCTGAGTAGGATTGAGTGCTTCAAGCAGCCAAGCAAAGGGAAACGGGGAAAGAGTATGAAGACAACCAACGGCAACAAGAATATGGGAGCAGCGTTGGCTCTCGGATGTGGCGTTGGAGCGGCGCTAGGCGTTGCACTTGGTAACGTTGCAATCGGTGTAGCAATGGGAGTCGCGATCGGTGTCGCCCTAGGGGCATCAGGAGCGTTTTCTGGGAATCCGCCAAATCCTGAGTGACTTTTTCTTTAAGTCGTCCATCGACCGGGAAACAACAATCTCTCGAAGAGTTGACCCGTCATCGCGTCGATGCTTGTTCGGGGCTGTTGTCGAGAGA